CTTGCACTACGTCAATGACTATCTCTTCTTTAGGTTCAGGTTTAACTTCGGGTTTAACTTCAGGCTTAGGTTTCGTTGCTTTCTTTTTTGGCATTAGTTCCTCCTAGGTTAAAAGTGGAATACAAAGTGCGCTATGAGTATCCAGAGTATCGGATACACGAAGATCATGAACAGCGCAAATAGCGTATTTCTGGTTTGATTCTCCGGTTGTTCTGGTAACCCTTTTTTTCTCTCTCCAAGTAGCATTTCAAATCCTTCCTTCTCTGAATCAGTGAGCGGTCGCGTTGCGTCTCCGTCCTTTATGACTGATATATCTATCAGGTCTTTTGTGTTTACTAGGACCCTATGAAGTGACTCAAGGTTGATAGTTTCTCCAAATTCGTTTTTCATCTTAACTTCAGCTCCCGAAACGGGCAGTTATTAACATGCATCTTTAAATCCCGTTTCAGCTCCTTTACTTCGTTTTCAAGTTTTAAGAGCACCTGTTGCATCTCCATTTCAGTGAGGAGATTGGCTGCTTTATTAGCGGGCATTTTTCTTTTTCTTCTTTTTCTTAGGTTGTGTTTGTTCTAAGCCCTGGACATATGCAACACTGAAATCCTCATTGGGCCGGTTTACGTGGACATCTGAAACAGTCGGCTGGCTCTTTTTAGCTGGCAGCGGCTTACCCCATGTATCTGTTTGTCCACGATATGGCGTCTCAACGTTTATCGGCTGAGATCGTTCTCGAGCTGCAGCTGCAGTCTGCCCAGGCAGCAATGAGTCTACCGGCGTGGCCAACGGGCTTTCCGGTTCCGGTTCCTTCGGCAGGTGTATCAGATCCCATAGGGCGTTTCTAAACGTCACGTCATCTGGAATAGGCACTCCGCCCCGGGCGACGTTGCTTAAGAATGTACCCACGTCGTTAATCTCTGCACTTGCTACGTCGCCATGCACGAGTTTAGGCAATGATTCAGGGTTTATATCCGGGTTAAGCTGCGCGAGTCGTGGAACAGCGTATGAGTTGAATACCTGGCAAATTGAATCCAATATCGCGCTTATTGAAATTGAAAAGAGATTATTTCTTGTTTCAGCAAGGGCGTATGATCCTGTCGTGTCTTGGCCAAGCATAAGAAAATCAGCAAGGACAGTCATTGCTATCCACTTACTAAACATCTGGATTATGCCAACAATGTCAAACTGTCTTTGTGACTGCGGGCCTGCAAGTTCTAAACTATACATTGGGCCGCCGCCTACATCAGAAGGATAATTGTTTGATGGTAGAAGTATGCCTTCGTCTTGGTTTCGCTTGAGATTGCGAACTATCCGCTTTAACATCTCTGCCATTGCTGATGAACGTGCATCGACTCCGGTTAGTACCTCACCAGGAGCACGCAAGACAGGAACGCCTGCCATATCACGTTCTAGTCCTGTCATCATGATCTCTTCAGCCAGCTTTTTGAACATATATGTTCTATATGCCCCACGCAAAAGACTGACGCCTTCTGGGTTGCCCTTTCGCGGCTTTACCCTAAACAAAAGCAGTTTCTCTATCGGTATTTCAGTAATCCTAAAGTGAGGTGGAGCAAGTTGTCTGAATCCTCGTATGCCGCCGTTAACGTCAAAGTCCCAGTTTAATAGTGTTTCCTGGGCCCTAGTAGCAAACTTCCTCCAGCCTATTCTCCCATCATCAAAGTTGCTATCTAATGTCGGATCTTCTGGATGTGGCCCCTCTCGTTTCTTATAGACTATTTCTGAGATATGATAACCGAAGATAAACATGCTAAGAACCTCAGAAAGCAGATCATTGGGATTAACACTCATATCCTCCCAGCATTGTTGGTAAAATTCCAATGCCTTAAAGTCTTCAGGAGTAGAACCGTCAGTTTCCCACCATAAGTTTACAGATCTGCATGACATCTCGACCGCATAAAAGATTGAAGAAATAACGGCATCCATCATGTACATTTCTTTGTACATACGGACGCCGCGAGTGTATTGGAGCTCAGTTAGCCACTCCTCATACACGTAGGGAGGAATGTACATTAAGCCGGTAGTGCCGTACTCTGCGAAGTAGTTGAGGTTAACCGGAGCACCAGGTGATGAGGGGCCTATTCCCATGAGGTCGCCTGAGCCGAGCGTGGGCAAGCCCTGGGCAGTGAACGGCATCTCTTGTAAATCAATAAGTTTCTTTATGGTTGCCTGTTCAGACTTGGACAGCTTTTCAAACGCTGCGCTTTCTGATTTATTAAATGATGTTATTCCGTTCGGGGGACTTTCGGGAAATGAGGTTATCCCGTTCGGTTCCGTATTATTTTTCTTTATATTTTTTCGAGCCATCTTTGCATTGTTACCTTTAATTATAACATTTCGGCAATTCTTTTCTCTGCAATTGCACAATATTCAGCCTCTTTTTCTATACAGATATACTGTCTGCCGGTTTTCCTGCAAGCTATTGCGGTTGTCCCAGAACCGGCTGTTGGGTCGAGAACCGTATCGCCTTCGTTGGTATATGTTCGTATAAGATATTCAAAGAGGGCGACGGGTTTTTGAGTTCCATGTAAATGACCTTTTATTGTAGGATTGGAAATTTTAATAATGCTTGTAGGATAATTTCCGACGCCGCTGTATTTTTTATATTTCCACGTTTCAAGTCGGCCGTAAACTTTATGTTGTTCATTTTCGCGAAAGCGTCCGTTTCTAAACTTTCCAGACACCGTTCCTTGTGGATTATATGTTGGCAACCGTGGATAAAAAACAATGATGTCTTCGTGTTTGCGTAATGGCATTCGTTTAGCGTTTAAAAATCCAGCCACGTGCGTCTTTTCCCAAACTAAACAATAACGAAACGCTTTTTGGTTGCTATATATAAGCTGGCTTGTAAACGGTTGCTGTGCTGTAAACACCATCGCCGCATTCGGTTTTGCTATTCGCGTAAATTCTTCCCACAATTTACCCAGCGGCAGCGGCGTATCCCACTTACAAGCGGTGACACCGTACGGCAGGTCGGCTAATATCATATCAACCGACCTATCTTCAAGCGTCGGCATTACTTCAAGGCAGTCGCCGCAGATGATTTGATCTGACATGATTATCCTGGAAGTATCGTACCCATACCTTCACCTACAATAACTGGCATAAAGCCGCTTTCCCCTTTTTTCTGAGCATACCAGCACGCCAGTGAAACAGCGAACACTAAATCATCATGCTCTCCCTCGCGCCAGGCCTCGTATGAGTCATGTCCAGTTGCGATGTTTACTTTGACGTGAAAGTTCTGTAGTTCCTTCATGAGCGTTTCACGAAACGGCGTCCCCTTTGCTATTTTCAATCGCTTTTTACCCAGCAGCACTTTTGGCACTGAGACAAGATCCCGTTTAGGAACGCTCCAGTAACCTTTTTCAAACGACGTGTGTTGGCCGCCGGTTACGGTTACTGGTATAGGTTGTAGGCCTTTTAGTTTGAAACTGTCAATTATAGCTCTACCTACGCCGGTTGCATCAACGACAAGAAAAAGCGGAACGTTTTGTTGTTTGAACTGCTGGACCATTTTATATATATATTCTTCAACGTCAGTATAGCTCGTTTCAAGTGGCAGACGCTCACAGTGGCGGAGGTTATATTCTAGGTTTAACCGGCTTTCCGTTGAACTTGAGCCACTGAACATTTCGTTTTTTGATACGCTAACACTAACCGGATTGCGTTCTATTATAGCAAGTGCTGTATAATCCCTTGCTTGTCCAATGTCTAGGCCCATAAAATAGGTATTACTTGTCATTCTTTAGTTCTTTAGTTCTTTAGTCAAATGAATTCTTATACCTGGCTTTTCTCTCAAGCCGCTCGAGCTGCGAAGTCATCTGCCTGCCCTGTGCCTTGCAGTCATAGCACCACCTACCTTTCAAAGAGCACCAACTCCCGCAGCTTGGTTTTTGTTCCACTTTTCATGTCCACTTTTACATTAAAAAAAAATTCATCTTCGCCTTCTTGCCTTTCTCTCAGCCTCAAATTTATCCCTAGCTTTAGCCCACTGTTCTTGCGACAGAGTATCTACCGGAGCATTTGATGGTAAAATTATGCCTTCATCCTGCCTCTCGGCCCTCGGTGCTGGCGGCTCTGCTGTCGCGTCCCATGTCTCAGACCCATTAATCGTAAATGATGCAGTAGTATCATCAAGTGGATACACCACCTTCTGCTTGCCATTAAGCACTACCCGCACTTCATACGTGTACATGCCCGGGATAAGCGTGGCTGCGTCTGCCTGCGTTATGTTGATAAAAACCGCACAAGGGGTTGTTACGGTGCTCGCCATTGGGTTTACAGTTAAGGAAATATCCTCCGCTAACAGTGGTGGGTCTCCAGTGTCCTTCGTAAGTAGTGGTACTGGTGTTGTTCCCGTTGTGAAAACAGTGAATATAACTCGCGCCGTTCCGTCTGATGTTCCGGCAGTAGCGGATGAATACGTTTTCCCCCCGTTGGTCAGGTCGATGGGGGTATTGTGGTGTCTGCTGGTAACTACAACGCAATGGGTATAACTTTCCCCTACCCGAAACTCAAAATCGTCTGTCATTCAATATATCCCCCACACGATTGAATCTATATATGTAGTAGCGTCTGTGCTTGCTGATTCCGAAGGTTCGATGATGAAGTCCCCCGTGAGGACTACCTCTTGTGTTCCATCGCCAAAATAAATTCGTAACTCATAGGAGTAAGTTCTCTGTTCTGTATTGGAGCCAATTCCAAACGCAGGAGACGTATCGTCAACGTTAAAGGTAATCAAAAACTGTGGCAGTGCTATCTGCGTGACTGTCGTGGTATCTACCAACGGGTACGCGTTTACCAAATCGGTGCTCATCGTCATAGATGTCCCACTTTCAATGGTGGTTATTACTAGGGATTCGCCGATGTTTGATACCGTGTCGAGAATGTACACCGTGCCGCCGAGAACAAAACCAGACGTGCTATCAACTATAATATCGGGTTGCTTTGAATCCGCCGATCCCGTGAGGGTAGTATTAACGCCGCCGCCGCTTCCAGTTTCGTTGATTATATCGATTGAGCCGTCTGTTTGGCGTTTCCGCAGGACGATTTTACCCTCGGAACCCGCTACCCACTCAATTTCCAAAACGGACGTTAAATCCACAGGTGCTGGTGGGACTTCAGTGTTCAAAAGCGTTACCGCGTCTGTCAACGTAGTTCCAGCGGTTATTGTGATGTCTGTCAACTACTTTTCCTCCTTGTTTTCAATATTTTTCTCTAACAGCAGTGAGCATGTCAGTATTTCTTGATATCCCTCTTAGCGGTGCTATTTCGAGTTGCCCACATATTGCCTTAATCACTTTGATATTCTTGCGGTGCGGTATGAATATCGTACGAGTCGCGGTCGTTGCCGTGGGTACTCTGAGTAGGGTGGTGGCAATCACCGCTTGAGACATCGCGCTTACGGCAGTTGTGGCAGTAGGTGTGACAAGCGCCGGGCTTATGTCCAGTGCAGCGGCATGTGTGGTGGCAGTGGCTGTTGGCGCGGTAAGCGTAATGCTCGAAATCCCTGAAATTACAGGAGAGTACGTCTCGGTAGTGGCTGCCGGAGCTGTGATTACGGGGTTTACCTTCCTTGTAGGGGTGAACGTGGCAGTGGTGGCTGTGGGTTTTTTAAGTGCCGAGCCTACATCCTGAGATATGGGGTTAATTTCAGTTGCAGCAGAAGGGGCAGTAAGTGTAGTAACTACATCCTGTGAAGTAGCAAATGTGGCGGTGGTGGCGGTAGGCGCAGTTAGCGCGATATTTGATACCCCAGAGATTACTGGGGCGTCTGTTTCGGTAGTAGCGGTCGGGGCGGCGAGTGTAGTAGCCTGAGCGAAAGTGGGGGTGGTAGTGGTAGTCGTGCCAGTTGGAGTGGTAATTACAGGAGCCACGTTTGGTGAGGGCGCAGTTGTAGTAGTTGTACTGCTAGTAGGGGCTATAAGGGTGGGGGCAACTCCTTGCGTCGGAGCGTATGTTGTAGTAGTAGCTGTGGGGGGGGTAAGAGTTACTACTACGCTAGGCGTGCCAAATACAATATAACAAATCTGCGTTGCGACGGCGTTGTTCGTACCCCACGTAACGACAAACGCGTGGTTCGCGAATCCGATAGACCCTAATGCATCTGGAGTCGCCGTATCGCTGTCATTAACGACAATGGCCTCATCCGCATAAGCAAACTTGTAATCGACACTCGGGTTGGCGCCTTGCTCTGAAGTACCACCAGCAGCACAGTTGTTCGTGCCGTCTGACGCGCCGATCGAAAAACGGAAGCCGGTTTGTGTAGACGCTGATGCTACGTAACTGTCTGTAGCGGCTATTACTGCCACGGGCGTTATGCCTGTAGTGGCGATTTGGTCGGTAGAGCCGTTAGCACCCGTCGCTTTCGACCACGCACCGACCTGACAAGTTACGCCAGCGAGACATAGGCTCCATAAATAATTTGCATATGCAGAGACAGTATCCCAATTTAATGTGAAGCCATCAGAATCCATTCCGATGCGCTTTGCAGAAGCGGACCCGGAGGCCTCCATAACAAACGCGTGATCGGTTAATTGGGTTCGACTAGTATTAGACGGATTTGCGCCGTATATTGCAATATCCCCAATCGCCCATTGGTCGGAACTTGTCATAGCGCCTAATTGAATCTGGGCGTTAATTGCGGTTGCGGGGGGGACGCCGGAATAATACGCCCCAAGATGCATAACGCATGACGGCGCGAATCCGAGACCCGCAACGCTTTTGTTGCCTGCCGATATCGGTTGAGTAGAGTGTATAACCCCTGCGCCGGTTATATGTGAGCCGCCGAGAGCTAGGTAGTTAAGTGTAAACGGTGAAGAGTAGACCGTGGCCCAATTTATGATGAACTGCCCGCCATTTGAAGCGCTCATCGTAGTTATCGTCCCGTTGAGCAGAAGAGTGGTATCATACAGAAAAAGGACAAAAGATGTCGCTGCTTGATACACATATTGCCTATTGCCTATAGTAGAAGCGCCTGCACAAGAAACCGCGCCCTGTTGGTATGCGCTTTTTGCGGAGTTGTATGCGGAGAGACCTAAGCCAAAAGAATCTCCGGCAGCGAAACCCGTTCCGCTTTGCGCTGTGCCCCATATAATGAGAACAACTGGAGTAAAGCCTATGCCGCTGACCGTTTGGTTTCCGGTCGATGTCGGCGTGCTAATAGTGCCGACTTTTGAATAGAATGTCACAGAATGGCCTCGCTAATAGCCGTAAGCCTACCACTATTTTTCGATACCGCCGTTAAGCTCGGCGTTTCTAGGTTATATGTAGCGCTGAGTAATTCAGTTGTAACTTTATTAACGGCAGTGAGCATGTCAGTATTTTTCAACATTCCCTCCAATGAGATTGGGTTTTGGTCATACGTAGCGCGGAGTACCTCAATTGCTCCCCACTGCGTTATTATCAGTCCGCTTGTCGCGCTTGTAGCTGTGGGAGTAATGAGTATAATTTCAATTGCCTGATACGGGGTATCTGTTTCAGTTAAGGCGGTTGGGGTTGCTAGTAACGTTGTAGCTATATCTTGAGACGGTGCGCCAGTTGTGGTTGTGGCAGTAGGTGTGGTGAGTGGTAAAGGAACTACACCCTGAGTTGGAACACTGGTTATTGTAGTCGCTGTCGGTGTAGCAAGTACAGTTGCAAGATCCTGAGATGGCGCGAATGTTGTTGTGATAGCTGTAGGGGTGATTAGTATAACAGTTGAATTTGACAGAACAGTTATAGTGTACGTTGCGGTTGTAGCAGAGAGAATAGCGTCAAGTGTAGTAGCTAGGTCTTGTGTAGGCGCATTCGTCGCGGTGGTGGCGGTCGGTTCAACGAGTGTAGTAGCTAATGCGAACGTTGGTATGATTGTCGCGGTTGTGCCGGTCGGCGTGACGAGTGCAGGGCCTACGTCCGGCGCAGGATAATTTGTAGCGGTTGTGCCAGTAGGAGCTATAAGCGTGGTTGCCTGTGCGAACGTCGGCGTGGTTGTCGCAGTTGTGCCGGTTGGTGTAACGAGCGCAGGGCCTATATCTAGTGCAGGTTTAGATGTAGTAGTTGTAGCAGCGGTAGGCGCTGTGAGTGTAGTTGCTTGTGTTGGAGCTGGCGCAGTTGTTGTAGTGGTGGCAGCCGGAGCAGTGAGACCTAAACTAACATATGCACCATAGCGCCAGCCTTCCGCTTCGAAGTTCTGCTTCATCTGCGCCGAGGTTAAAACGGCGTTGTGGACGCGGATGAGGTGTAACGTGCCCTTATGCCACCAAGTGCTAGCCCCCTCTGTGACGCGCCCAAAATAGATAGTCAATGATTGTGATTCGTCCGGCGAACCTGCGTATGTTCCTTGCGCGGTAACGGTTGGCGTTGTGCCGTTCATATAGTACATATTATAGTTGTTCGTGCCGCCCGCCGGCGCCCCTGTTACGAAAATATGGTAGGGTACATTAGTCGTTACAGTAAGAGAACTGGTAAGGTTAACCGTTTGAGTGTTATTACTATTATTAACCCATTCTATGTGAGAATTGACGTCACTTTTGAGTAACCAACCCCAGTATTTAGTCGATACGATACCATCGCGCGACATGGCAGCATTGAGGGTCGATGATGTATCAAAGCTTACTACAAATTCCATAGTAAAGTTGCCCGACCCGACGCCGGTAGTTCCGGTTCCCAAACTCATCGAGTCGTCGGTGCCCTCGAAGTAATAATCGTAGGCACCGTTAGATGCCGCTGTAGACGTTGCCCCCGAATTGGTAGCCGTAAGGGAACCTACACCGTCAGATATGTTGCCACTTCCGGCGACGTTGAAGTCCCACTTATGGGTACACGCAGTTTCGTAGGGGTCTGGCCCTCTAAGTCCCATCTGTAAGCTCCGCTATCGATTAGAATAGAACGTCATCTGCAACCACTACAAAAAGAATGGGAGGAGACATTGCGTCTCCCTTATGTAGCGCCTGAACTCGTGATTGAGAACGCTATGTTCGAAGGCCACGCGAGCGTCAGCGTGCCATTTGATACAGCTTGCGTGCCGCCAAGGTCATGGTTACTTAATATTGGGTTCGACGTCGTTGTTGACGATGACGATGCGTACTGTAACGCTGCCATCGTTGCGGTGATTGTATAACCAGCAGCCGCCGTGAACACCTTGGCGCTCAGCCCAAAGTTAATCGTATCTGTGCTGATTGCGGGCGTGGTATTCGAGCACACGCCACCGCCGACCTCGTAGCTGGAGCCTGCGACCGCTGCGATTTCATAGGGTGTCGTTGCTGACCATTTAATATCGTTGTATGTCGCCCAGCCCTGCTTGTTACCCAGCGTCGGCGAGACCTGCCCCAGTACGCCGAATATCACCGATGATGACGTAGTGTAGTTTACCAGTGCTGTGTACGCCTTAATTATGCTGTTGTCAAAAATAAAACTATTTCCCATCTGTTATGTTCTCCTTCTCTTTAGATTCCTTTTTCTTTTCTTCGTCGAAATGTACAATCGTCACCGATGGCGCATATGCCGATCCAACCGCCAGTTTTATTTTCTTTATTTCTGCCATTTAAAATCTAAATCTCCTCTATTCTAGAATAACTCTAGAATTCTAAAGTTTTAAGACCCACCTGCGTGTCCATTTTGGACAATCAATATCCCTATATCGCGGGCCTTCATTCCACTGTTTGTTCCACTTACACTTCACGCGGTACTTCTCCATATTCGTCTTGTATGCAGGGTGTTCAGGTTCTCCGTTCTCGCATGTCGTGCAATTATAAATCTCACGCGGCTCGGGGAATATGTTGTTTCTGATCGTTACTTTAGGATCATACGCCCTACCTATCAGGTGTGTTGCGTTTACCTTGGCCTCACGTTCTGCGTTCCATTGCGATGATTTCATTGCTATAGAGTTTTCACATCGTTAAGG